GAAAAGATGGCGAGTGTTAGTCACCCGCTGCCGGAACTGGACGCTGCGCCAGCCGGTGCTAAGCGTGGCTGGGAGACGCAAGTCGGCATGAGCCTAAAGTGCTTGACCGGCGAAGACAAGGGCATGGAAGCACGCTTCACCACTACGTCAGTGGGCGGTAAGCGTGCGGTGCAGACTTTGGCTGTTGCCTTGGCTGAACAAGTCGAGAAAGACCAGACCAAGCCTGTAGCAGTCATCAAGCTGAAGAAAGACCATTACGCCCACAAGAGCTACGGCAAGATTTACACGCCTGTGTTTACTGTCGTCGAGTGGGTCGGCATGGAGCCTGACGCTGAAGAAGAACTGACGCCTGAAAGCGCGTTAGCCGCTAGTGTTGAGGCTGAAGCCCCAGCGCCAGCCGGTCGCCGCCGCCGCGCAGCGTAAGCCTTTCCTGATGCCCATTGGTAACAGTGGGCATTGGAAAATGCTCTACCTTGACTTTGAAACTAAATCACGCTGTGACCTACGGGCCAAGGGCGTTTACAACTACGCGCAAGCCGCTTCGACTGAAGTGCTTTGCATGTCCTACGCCTTCGACGATGGAGATGTTAAAACTTGGCTGCCTTTCTATACAGATGCCAATGGTCGTGTACAAAAAACGCCGTTTCCTGTACAGGTGGCAGAGTACACAGGCTTGATCTACGCCCACAACGCGGCGTTTGAGCGCCTGATCTTCTGGTACGTCTTGCAGATCGAATTCAAACTGGAGCAGTTCTACTGCACCGCTACGCAAGCACGTGCCAACTGTGCGCCTGGCAGCCTTGAGGACGTCGGCCGGTTTGCCAGCGCCAGCATGAAGAAAGACCATCGCGGCAGCCAACTGATCCGGCTGCTGTCTATTCCGCAAGCTAACGGCGAGTTCAGACAAGACACCGCGCTGATGGCTGAGATGGTCGCCTACTGCGAACAAGACGTTCGGGCCATGCGTGCGGTCAGTCAGGCCATGCGCCAGCTATCTGACGAAGAACTGGCCGACTATCATGTGAACGAGCGCATCAACGACCGTGGCGTGCTGGTGGACGTGCCGCTGTGCGACGCGGCTGTGCGGTTTGCCGAAGCTGAGAAGATAGAAATTCAGCAGATCGTTTCTGAAGTGACCGGCGGCGAGATAACCAGCGTTCGGTCGCCTAAAATGCGCCAATGGGTGCAAGACCGCGTCGGCCCTGAAGCCTTGAAGCTGATGCTAGTCCATAAGGACGGCGTCGCCAAGATGAGTATTGACAAAACCGTCAGGGCCAATCTTTTGGTCTTGGCAGAGGAAAACCCAGATGAAATTCCGACCGCTGTCGCAGACGTCATTCAATGTGCCGACGACCTCTGGGCGTCGTCAGTTGCGAAGTTCAGCCGCCTCGCACAGCTATCTGATGAAGAAGATAGCCGCGTTAGAGGGGCGTTTGTTTTCGCGGGAGGGTCAGCTACTGGCAGAGCCTCAAGCTATGGGGCACAAGTGCATAACTTCACCCGTAAATGCGCTAGCGCCCCTAGTGACGTTCGCAACGCTATGGTGCGCGGGCACGCAATCACCCCAAGATACGGAAAACGCGTTACTGATGTTCTCAAGGGAATGCTCCGGCCCTCACTGACGGCTGGGCCTGATAACGTTCTGATTGCTTACGATTGGGCAGCCATTGAAGCTAGGGTTAACCCTTGGCTATCTAACTGCGCTGCCGGTGAACGCAAGCTGCACATCTTTCGCACTGGCGAGGACGTCTACAAAGTCAATGCCAGCGCCACCTTTCACTGCGCGGCTGCCGACGTCAACCCAGAGCAGCGCCAGATCGGTAAGGTTCAAGAGTTGGCCTGCGGCTTTGCTGGTGGTGTTGGCGCGTTTGCCGCTATGGGCCGCGCCTATGGCGTCAGCCTGCCAGAGCCTGTCGCTAAGCGCATGGTAGATGGTTGGCGGCGTGCTAACCCTTGGGCTGTGCCGTACTGGCAGAGCCTAGACGAAGCCTACACACGCGCCATGCGGAACAAAGGCCATGAGTTTAGCGTCGGCCGTGTTACCTATCTTTTTGATGGTCAGCACCTATGGTATTCCCTACCTTCTGGCCGCGTGCTGTGCTATCCATTCGCCAAGCTGGAAGACGACGGTGTCACTTATGCAAAAGCTGCATGGAAGCCTGCCGCTGATGCAAAAGAATGGCCGCGTGCCCGACTATGGAAGGGCTTGGCGTGTGAGAATATAACCCAAGCTGTTGCTAACGATATTCTGCGCCATAGTCTGCGCCAGCTTGACGATGTGGTGCTGCATGTGCATGACGAAATCGTCGTAGAAGTACCCGCAAAGAGCGCCTATGAGGTTAGCAAGCGGATGCTAGAAGTAATGTGTACACCGCCAGCATGGGCCACTGGCCTGCCGCTGGCGGCTGAAGGTGTGACGACTACGCGGTACTCATAAAAAAAGCCCCCGTGGATTAGACGGGGGCGAATTATCAACCAAGGAGAACAACTTGCAATTCCTCGATTTTATATCATCATTAGCCCCAGAGGGTGAGACTGCTTTGATCGTCAGGCAAAAGCCACAACTAAAAGACGGCATGATGCAGTTCCACGCTGATGGCGCGATCAAGGCGACATGGCCTGCCAGCCTGCCGACCAAAGGCGTTAAGGCTGGGCAATCATGGTACGGTAACACCGCCTCGTACATCATTGAGCGCTTCAAAGACGGACACGTCAGCGCGAGTTCGTCCAACTGCGAATACTGCCTAGTGTTGGTTTTAGACGACATTGGCAGCAAGTCCAAGACGCCGCCGGTCGAGCCGACATGGAAGATGGAGACGTCGCCCGATAACTTCCAGTGGGGCTACGCTTTCAACGAGCAGCCGACCAAGGGTGAGTTTAGCGCCGCCATCAAGGCTATGGCCGATGCTGGCTATACCGACCCTGGCGCGATCAACGCCGTTCGTAACTTCCGTTTGCCTGGCAGTGTTAACCTAAAGCCTGGCCGCGATAACTTCGCTGCTGTGCTGTCTGAGTTCAACCCCGATCGTGACTTCACACTGGCCGAGTTGTGCGCCGCCATGAACGTGACGCCAGCGCCTGCCGACAGTATGACTCTGAAACCCATCAGGCTGTCGGACGATGGCTCTGACAATGTCATGACGTGGCTGTCGAGCGAAGGGCTGCTGCTGTCCAAGCCTAACCAAGAGGGCTGGGCCGGTGTCCTCTGCCCTAACTCTGCTGAGCATACCGATGGCAACCCAGAAGGTCGGTACATGCCAGCCAATCGCGCCTACTGCTGCCTGCATGGTCATTGCATCGACTTCGGATCGTCCTTGTTCTTGCAGTGGGTCGCTGACAATGGCGGCCCCAAGCATACGCCTGGTCTGCGTGAAGAACTGTTCACGGCCGTGATGAGTGACGCGCTTGCCAAGCTGACGCCTAACGATATGTTCACCGACGCGGCTGCTGAGCGTGTCGCCGAAGTTGAGCGTAAAGAGCTTGGCCGGATCGAAAAGGCTGATTGGTACGACCGCTTCGCGTACATCCAAGACGACGAATCGTACTTTGATATGCAAGACCGCCGCGAGGTGTCGCGCCAGACGTTTAACGCCTTGTTCCGGCACATCAGTTGCAAGTCAATCCACACCGGTCGTAAGGTCGAGGCATCTATCTGCTTTGATGAAAACCGCCAAGCCAAAGGCGCTAAGGCGCTGGTCGGTATCACTTACGCGGCCGGTGAGACTGTCCTAGTCGCCCGTGATGGCGACATCTACGGCAACCGCTGGCGCGATGCGCGGCCGGTGGGCGTGGCCGGTGATGTCACCCCTTGGCTGGATCACTGCCGTGCGCTTGTCCCTGATGCGCGTGAGTTGGCGCATATCTTGGACGTGATGGCGTTCAAGGTGCAGCACCCTGAAGTCAAAGTCAATCACGCTATCTTGCATGGCGGCGACCAAGGGTCAGGCAAAGACACCATGTGGGCCCCTTTTATATGGGCAGTGTGTGGGCCCCACCAGAAAAACCGTGGCCTGCTGGATAACGACACTATGTCGTCGCAGTTCGGCTACGCTCTTGAATCCGAAATCTTGATCTTGAATGAGTTGAAAGAGCCGGACGCCAAAGAACGCCGAGCGCTGGCTAATAAACTGAAACCGATCATCGCCGCCCCGCCTGAGATGCTGTCAGTTAATCGTAAGGGTCTGCACCCCTACCAGATGGCTAACAGAATGTTCGTCTTGGCCTTTTCTAATGACAGCGTCCCCATTAGCCTTGATTCTCAAGACCGCCGCTGGTTTTGCGTCTGGTCACATGCGCCGCGTATGACCCCCGAGGCTGCCGCTAAGTTGTGGGCTTGGTACACGTCCGGCGGCTTTGCTGCCGTGGCTGCGTGGATGGGATCGCGTGACGTGAGCGCGTTCAATCCTGGTGCGACTCCTATGATGACCGAATTCAAAATGAATCTGGTCGAGCAGGGCATGAGCAGTGCTGAGTCGTTCCTTGTTGAGATGATGCGCCACAGAATAGGCGAGTTCGCTAAAGGTATAGTCGGTTCACCATTTCACGCGCTTTGCGACCGTGTCGCTGGTGCTGCGCCATCTGGCGTGAAAGTACCGCAGGCGGCGCTGCTGCACGCGTTCAAAGAAGCCGGATGGGTTGATCTGGGCCGCGTGGCGTCTGCTGACTTCCAGAGCAAAAAGAACCTATTCTGCGCGCCTGATATGGCCGGTACGCCTAAGTCTACGCTGCGGCGCATGGTAGAAGACCTACCGGCCGCTGGGCTTGTCAGGGTGAAATAGAAAAGGGCCCTCATCGGGCCCTTTTTTACAGTTCTAAGAGTATTGCCAGAAGACCGGCCGCGAGTACCGCGATAGCTAGGATCATGACTCTGCGGCCTTTTCTTCCAGCGCCTGCACAATGGCAGGGTCTAAGATTCCCAGCACTTCGATCCCTTTGTACTTGGCCGATATTAGCGTATAGATGGCAGGCCATCCCTGATCTATTTCGGTAGCCGGTTCAGCCGGTTCGTAGTCAAACTTACAATCGAATTCGTGCCCGTGTGCAATCATGACGTAACCCTCACTGGTGCGATGTATGCCTCGAACCCGTTACGCCGCAACCATGCGACGACCCTCTGCGCCCGATGGCGCGCCATTAGGCGGCGGCCTAGTGGCTTACTGTATGCGTTGTCGTCACAGAATAGATTGACCGTATAAAGTGTCATGATGCAAGCCATTCGTCAAAAGTTTTTAAAGGTGCGCCATTGTTTGTAATGTCGCCGCCTTTGCCATTGTCGGCGCAGGCTAAGTAGATAGCGTATTCGTCGGCCAAGCGGCCCTTAATTTGAGTTTGCATGGTCTAGTTCCCTTTGTAAGTCTTCCGCGCGGTTCTCTGCGCGGGTTAGTTCCAGCTTGACGGCCACAAGGTCTGACTCCATTTTTAACACCAGTTCGATTACTTCGGCCAGATCGCGCATTAGCTTAGTGGTGTAGGTCATGCGTCCATCTCCTGAGTGTCTTCGCCCATTGGCACGCTGACGGTAGTTGATAGCGGCTGAAAAAAGTTATCCGGCGCGTCCTTAAATCCGTTAGCCGCGTAGTAATCGCGTACATATGCGGCCGTGGACAGTACCGCGCCAAACTTAGGGTAAACCCGTGTAGGCTTACGAACCGCCGGTTTGCGCGGTTTTTTGTTTGCCAGTAGCGTTATCTCATTGACGCGCAACTGTAGGCGCTGCTCGTCGGTCAAGTGTTTAGTCTCATGCGTAGCGTGGCCGCTGCTGAGCGTGTAGGTTGTGCCGTTGATTTTGAGCGTGGTTTTCATGCTGCCACCGCCTGCATACCGCGTGCGAACGCGCTAATTCTGTTGGACAGTTCACGCGCTGGCATATGGCCGCTGCTGAATACATCGTTAACGCCAGTGCCGCCGCCTGCACTCATCTGATGCAGCGCCCAACCGCCGTATGCACCAGATAGGCAGTACGTGCCTGCATTGCCGCCGATAACGCGGCCGCTGTCGTCTACGCGGTAAATATCGTCCGTGTGACCCGTTGCGCGGTTGAGGTTACTAATCTGAGCGCGTAAGAATTTTTCGGTGATGCGTTGCATTTGGTTTTCCTTGGTTTCGGACGACAGTGCCCGCCTATGCCGCCGGTCAGCGGCATAAGCTGAAATTGTCAGCGCGTCAAGACGTCAAAATAGGCCAGCATCAGGACAACGCCTACGCTGACGATGACTATCGCGCCCATGATGTCGAACAGTGCGCGGCGTGCTTTGGTAGGGATACGGTTCATTTTCTGCCTTCGTTTGTTGTTGAAGCCTTGAGTGTACACGATTCTTTTACACTGTCAAGGATTTATTTACTAAGGACAAACCCTAAGACGTTTGGGTCAGTTGGGTTATGGTTTGGGTCATGGTTTTTGGCGAGATGACCCATCGCGGAAGCCTTACAGCGCCTCACTATTTCCGGCTTATGGGTCATTTGGGTCATGGATTCTTAACTCTATTAAAATATGATATATATATACTACTATAGTACTACAGTATATATTATAGGCGGCGACCCCTTCCGCGCGGATGACCCAAATGACCCATAAACGCAAAAAAGTGAGTATCCATGCGGGCTGCGCGTTGGGTCATTATTTTATTTGATGACCCAACGATGACCCAACGATGACCCATAAACCCATGTCGACGTTATCGCCCACGTTTTATGTATGGGTCATTTGGGTCACTGAAATAAATTAGCCAATATGACCCATGATGTATGTGTCTGCTCCTTAATTGATAGCAAGCTCTGCTCCTTAATTGATAGCAGCATGTTGTAAGCTGTCGACTTGGTTGGGTCAGCCCAAATGACCCATAACCAGGATTGAGAATCATTTCGGGGGTGGGGGGTAGGGCCGACGCCACATGGTCACCGGCGACGGAGGGACTGCAAACAATTTTTTATTTTTTGAAAAATAACTTACACTCCAAGCACACGCATACCGTGGCTGGAGAACCCATGTTTTACTCGCTTCCATACGAAGCGCGCAAAGTCCAAGCGACAGAGGCGCGTCTTAACGCCATTTACGACGCCGCCAAACTTGGCCTAAAAGGCGACACATTAGCTTTGGCCGCTGGGATGCTGCCGCAAGAATATCGGCAACTGTGCCAGCTAGACCCGATTGCCGAAGTGGCGGCGATGAAAGGCCGCGCTGATGGCGAAGCGCAAGCGTCTAGGCAACTGCACGCTGCTGCTGCCGAAGGCGACGCTAAGGCCAGCCTAGCTATCTTGCAGAACGTTCACGGCTGGGTGGCTAAGCAGGCCATCACCATCGACGTGGATCAGCGCATCAGCATCACCGCCGCGCTGGCTGAAGCGGAGAGGCGCGTTATGGAAGTGATTGAAAATGATGTATGTGATCGTGTTCTTATGCCTAGTCTGCTTAATAAACATGTGGCTTGATTAAATGCAGTCAACCAAATACAGCGCAGAAGACGAACAAGAGTTAATGGCGCGGCTATGGTCAGCGCCTATTAAGGACAACCCGCTAGCGTTCGTGATGCTTAGCTTTCCATGGGGCGTTAAGGGCACGCCGCTGGAACACTTCACAGGGCCGCGTAAGTGGCAGCGAGAGGTGCTGCAAAGCATCACGGCGCATATCGCGCAGAACAAAGGCAAGATTGATTTCGACACACTGCGAAACGCAGTCTCGTCAGGTCGCGGTATCGGCAAGTCGGCGTTGGTTAGCTGGCTGGTGATCTGGATGCTGTCCACAAGGATAGGCTCGACAACCATTGTGTCGGCTAACAGCGAGTCACAACTGCGGTCGGTGACATGGGCTGAGATAACTAAGTGGCTGGCGATGAGCATCAACAGCCATTGGTTTGAAGTCTCAGCCACAAGGCTAATGCCGGCCAAGTGGCTGACAGAGCTAGTCGAGCGGGACTTAAAGAAAGGCACGCGGTACTGGGGCGCAGAAGGGCGGCTGTGGTCGAGCGAGAATCCAGACGCATACGCTGGCGTACACAACTACGACGGCGTACTGGTCATCTTCGACGAAGCGTCAGGTATCGACGACTCCATCTGGGCAGTGACGGCCGGTTTCTTTACCGAGAACACACCTAATAGGTTCTGGTGCGCGTTTTCTAACCCTCGGCGCAACACAGGCTACTTTTACGAAACGTTTAACTCCAAACGGGAGTTCTGGGACACTAAGGTAGTAGACGCCCGAACAGTTGAAGGAACAGACAAACAGGTCTATCAGCAGATCATCGACGAATATGGGGCAGACTCAGCCCAAGCACACGTCGAGGTGTACGGTCAGTTCCCCAACGCAGGCGATGATCAGTTCATCAGCGCGTCAACGGTAGACGAAGCCATGAAACGGGAAAAGTATCAAGATCAAAGCGCTCCTATTGTGATCGGGGTCGATCCGGCACGATTCGGGGCTGACGCTACGGTTATTGCGGTGCGGCAAGGGCGAGACATTGTGAAGATATACCGTCACAGGGGCGACGACACTATGACAGTGGTCGGCTACGTAATCGAAGCGATTGAGGAGTTTAAGCCGACGCTAGTGGTTATCGACGAAGGTGGGCTAGGGGCTGGCATTGTCGATCGTTTAAAAGAGCAGCGGTACAAGATAAAGGGAATAAACTTTGGTAACAAAGCAAAAAACCCTATAATGTACGGAAATATGAGGGCGCAGATGTGGGGCGATATGCGGGAATGGCTTAAAACGGCCAGTATTCCAAACGATCGGTTCTTGAAAACTGACCTTATCTCGCCTATGATGAAGCCGGACTCGCGGGGAACTATCTTTTTGGAATCTAAAAAGGATATGAAATCGCGTGGATTGGCCTCGCCGGACGCAGCGGATGCCATTTGCGTGACATTTGCGTTTCCTGTAGCAAACAGAGAAGCGCGCGGCGGCGCTAGAGTCGTCAAGGTCTACGATAGAAGCAGTGTATCAACTGGATGGATGGGAAGTTAATATGCCACTCGTTAAGTCAAAGTCACCAGAAGCGTTTCGTAAAAATGTTAAAGCTGAAGTCGCTGCTGGCAAACCTATTAAACAAGCTGTTGCCATTGCGTACTCAGTTAAACGTGCGGCCGTTGCGCCAAAGAAAAAATGAACTTAAAACCTTTAAGCGACTGCATTTTGATCAAACAAGCCGTCGAGAAGCAAGGTTTGATTGTTCTGGCTCAGACTAAACTGGCGCAAGGCCACATTGTCGCTATTGGCCCCAAAGCTGAAGATTTGAGAGTCGGCGATTACGTGCTGTTTGGTGAGCATTCAGGCCAAAAGGTTAAGCATGAAGGCGAAGAATATCTGATGATGCGTGAAGCCGACGTAATTGGAGTCTTGAATGAATGACCAAACTGGCATTGTCGCCGCTGCTGCCGTAGCCGAGGGCGGCAAGCCAAAAAAAAGTGCATCTGACATTCTTTCAACCGCCCGAGCTAGGCTCGATTTGGCGGTTTCTGCACTTTCTGAGTCGCGTGAAGACGAAACGGACGACCTGAAGTTTTACGCCGGCAGTCCAGACAACCATTGGCAGTGGCCGGCTGACGTGCTGGCGACTCGCGGTGCGGTGCAAGGTCAAACTATCAACGCGCGGCCAACGCTGACGATCAATAAGCTGCCGCAGCACGTGCGTCAAGTCACCAATGACATGCGGCAGAACCGGCCAGGTGCTAAAGTCATTCCAGTTGACGATAACGCTGATATTGAAGTGGCTGACATTTTCAACGGCATAATTCGGCATATTGAATATATTTCTGACGCCGACGTCGCGTATGACACGGCCTGCGAAAACCAAGTTTCTTACGGTGAAGGCTATATTCGTCTTTTGACTGAATATTGCGACGACAAAACGTTTGATCAAGATATTAAAATCGGCCGTGTCCGTAATTCGTTTTCGGTCTACATGGACCCAACGATTCAAGACCCAACTGGCGCGGATGCTAAATGGTGCTTCATCACTGAAGACATTACCAAAGATGAATTTGCGCGGATGTATCCAGACGCAGCGCCCATTACGACGCTGCAATCGCTAGGTGTAGGCGATCAATCTATCAGTAATTGGCTAAATGAGGATACAATCCGCATAGCGGATTACTACTACATAGATCACGATACCGCGACGCTTAACCTGTACCCTGGCAACGCCACGGCATTTTCAGGGACAGCAGAAGACAAAGCGCTTCGCGCTCACTTTGGCAAGCCTACTAAATCACGCGAGTCTGACCGCGCGAAGGTTAAGTATTGCAAAATCAATGGGTATGAAATCCTTGAAGAGCGTGAATGGGCAGGCAAGTGGATTCCTGTGATTCGCATCGTCGGCAACGAGTTTGAAGTTGATGGACGCCTGTATGTGTCCGGCCTTGTGCGTAACGCCAAGGACGCACAGCGTATGTACAACTACTGGGTTTCACAAGAAGCTGAAATGCTGGCGCTGGCCCCTAAAGCACCCTTTATTGGATACGGCGGTCAGTTTGAAGGCTATGAAGACAAGTGGAAAACAGCTAACACAAACAATTGGCCGTATCTGGAGGTCAATCCTGACGTCACAGACGGCCAAGGCGCTGTTTTACCGCTACCAGCTAGGGCACAACCTCCAATGGCCTCTAGCGGTCTTCTACAGGCCAAAGCAGGCGCTGCTGAAGACATTAAGTCCACTACCGGCCAATACAACGCATCTTTGGGCATGGGCAGCAACGAGCGAAGCGGCAAGGCTATTCTTGCACGCCAGCGCGAAGGCGATGTAGGCACGTTCCATTATGGCGACAACTTAACCCGTGGAGTACGGCACGTTGCACGTCAGTTGATTGATTTAATTCCTAAAATTTACGACACTCAACGTATCGCTCGTATTATTGGCGAAGACGGCGAGACTAAGATGGTCAAGATTAACCCAGAGCAGCCTATGCCGGTTAATAAAATTACGAACGAAAACGGTATCGTAATTGAGAAGATTTACAACCCTGGCGTTGGCAAATATGACGTCGTGGCAACTACTGGCCCAGGCTATGCAACTAAGCGTCAAGAAGCGCTAGAGGCTATGGCGCAGCTATTGCAAGGCAACCCACAATTGTGGCAAGTTGCAGGCGACTTGTTTGTGAAAAACATGGATTGGCCTGGCGCACAAGAAATGGCTAAACGCTTTGCCAAGACCATTGATCCTAAGCTCATGTCTGACGGTGAAGACAACCCAGAACTGCAAGCTGCCCAGCAACAAATGCAAGCAATGGGTCAAGAAATGGAACAAATGCACCAGATGATCAACAATGTTGGTAAATCCATTGAAATGCAAGACATGCAGCGCAAAGACTTTGAAGCACAAGTAAAAGCGTTCGACGCGGAAACTAAACGCTTGACTGCTGTTCAAGCCAGCATGTCGCCAGAGCAAATTCAGGATATTGTCATGGGCACAGTTCACGGCATGATTACCAGCGGCGATCTTGTAAGCGAAATGCCTGGGCGTGATGTAGATACGGGGCCTGAAATGCCACAAGAAGGTATGGAACAACAACCAATGGGAATGCCACAATGAAAGCAAATGAATTTGTAGGTTTGTTGTTTTTGGCACGCGATGTAGCGCATTCGGTGCATCTAAACACACGCAGTTTTAGCAAACACATGGCGCTAAATAGCTTTTATGACGGCATTATTGACCATGCTGACGCATTTGCTGAGGCTTATCAAGGCCGTCATGGCTTGATGGGGCCGATAGCGCTGCATTCGGCCAAAAAAACAGCCAACATTATTGAGTTTTTGCAAGACTCTCTTGCTGAAATTGAAGGCGCTCGCTATGATGTATGCGATAAAACTGACTCATCCTTGCAACAGTTAATCGACAATATCGTCGAACTGTACTTGACTACGCTATACAAACTTCGCTTTTTAGCTTAAGGAAATATTATGTCCACTTATGTTGCAATTACAGCTACAGCACAAATTAAAACTGACGCCGCCAAGCTAAAAACCATATTTGTAAGTTCAGCGTCCAACACGCCGACCATTACTGTTTACGATTCGGCTACTAAAAGCAATAGCGACCCTGTGGTATTAGCTGTTTTTACGCCTACTGCTGCCACTGCGTACAATTTTTTTGACGGTTTGTATTTGTCCAAAGGTCTTTATGTTGTGATTAGCGGTACAGTTTCCGCTACTTTTGGTTTCGATTAAAGGACGCGCAATGTCAGACGTTAAGATTTCTCAACTGCCTGCGGCCAGTACGCCGCTATCTGGGGCTGAAGAAGTCCCGATCGTTCAAAGCACTGTCACTAAAAAAACGACGATTGCAGACATTGTTTCTAAAGTAGGCGCTGTTACCGCAGTCACTGCTACTGCGCCTGTAGCGTCCAGCGGCGGTACTACGCCTGTCATTAGTATGGCAGCAGCGACTAGCTCAATTAATGGCTATTTAACGTCTGCTGATTGGACTACTTTTGCGGCCAAGCAGCCTGCTGGTTCTTATTTGACCAACGGCGGCCCTTTGGGCACACCGTCTAGCGGTACAGCTACCAACATCACAGGTTTGCCGTTGACTACCGGCGTAACAGGTGTACTACCCGTAGCTAACGGCGGTAATGGTACAGCTACGCCTGCGCTAGTGGCAGGGTCTAACGTTTCGATTACAGGTACTTGGCCTAACCAGACTATTAACTCGACTGCCAGCGGCGGTGGAGGCGGTACGGTTACTAGCGTTTCTGTAACGTCTGCTAATGGTTTGGCTGGTACGGTGGCTACCGCTACGACCACACCCGCTATTACGCTGTCTACGACCGTTACGGGTTTGGTTAAAGGCAATGGCACGGCTTTGTCTGCTGCCACGGCTGGTACGGATTACGTGGCTCCCGGCGGCGCGTTGGGCACACCGTCTAGCGGCACGTTGACAAATACTACCGGCTTGCCGTTAACTACTGGCGTGACGGGTCTGCTGCCTATCGCTAACGGGGGTACTGCTACAGCGACGCCTGCTTTGGTAGCGGGCACAAACGTTACGATTACAGGCTCTTGGCCTAATCAAACGATTAATTCCACAGCCAGCGGTGGAGGAGGCGGGACAGTCACATCAGTAGCTGCAACAGTGCCTACGTTTTTGTCAATCACTGGCAGCCCAATCACTACGACAGGAACACTTGCATTTGGCTACAGTGGTACAGCATTACCAGTTGCCAATGGTGGAACGGGAGTTACGGTATCTACTGGAGCCAATTCAGTTGTTTTGCGTGATGCCAATGTCAACATTACATCAAACAATGTATTGCAAGGTTTTACAAGCGTAGCTGCTGCTGGAACTACTACCACTTTAACTGTGGGATCAACTCCTAATTATCTTGTTACTGGTTCTGGTGGTCAAACTTATAAACTGCCTGATGCAACTACGTTAGTTAATGGCGCAACATTTACTTTTAATAACAACCAATCAAGTGGAACGATAGTTGTTCAGAATAATTCTACAACTACGGTTTCCACTATTCAATCTGGTGGATTATCTGAGTTATTTTTAATTTCAAATTCGACTTCTGCTGGAACATGGGATATTCATAGTCAAGCTCCTGCAAATGTGTCTTGGTCTACCAATACCTTTGATTATGCAGGTTCTATTACATCTGCTGCTTGGAACGGTGCAACTGTTGCAGTTAATCGTGGCGGCACTGGCGTTACATCATCAACCGGCACTGGTTCAGTTGTGTTAAGCACATCACCCACACTGGTAACGCCTGCCTTGGGAACACCAAGTGCATTAGTGGGAACAAACATCACGGGAACAGCAGCAGGATTGACCGCTGGAACTGTGACCACAAATGCAAACTTAACAGGCGCTATCACTTCAAGTGGAAACGCCACTTCATTAGGCTCGTTTAGCTCATCAGCTTTGGCAACGGCGTTGACAGATGAAACAGGATCTGGATCAGCCGTATTTGCTACAAGTCCTACCTTAGTCACTCCGCTATTGGGAACTCCAACATCAGGAGTAGCGACCAATTTGACAGGTCTTCCACTGACAACAGGTGTGACAGGTACGCTTGCAGTGGGTAATGGCGGTACTGGAGCAGCAACATTAACAGCAAATAATGTTTTGTTAGGTAATGGAACTTCTGCCGTACAAGTTGTAGCACCCGGAACAACGGGTAATTTGCTAACTTCAAATGGCACAACTTGGGCTTCAACTGCTCCTCCAGCCAGTGTCAGTTTGTCGGCTGCAAACACATGGACAGGTACGCAAACCTTTAACGGCACATCCAGTACATTTGGTACGGTGCTTCTTGACTCTGCTGAAACGGTCAACATCGTAGCCGCTGCCCCTGCTGCTACAACTAACTTGTATGTGCAATCTGGCTCTGTCCAATATTACACAAGCAACGCTGCTAACAACTTTATTATCAATATTGCTTTCTCAAGCGGTACAACGATGAATGCAGCCCTTGCTACGGGTCAAGTTGAAACGGCTACGCTAATCACTACGCAGAATGCTACGGCTTATTACGGCACTGCTGTTTACATTGATGGCACTGCATCTGGCGTGACAACTAAATGGATTGGTGGCGCACCTACTGCTGGTAACGTTTCTGGACTTGATACTTACCGTTTCGCCGTAATTAAAACAGCAAGCGCAACATATACGGTGTTGGCCTCCCTAACTCAATACAAATAATGGATAACGCATACGTTTATACGTTAACTGATCCCAGAAATGGGTTGCCTTTTTACGTTGGTAAGGGTGTGGGTAGACGTTGCCATTTCCATGCTTGGGAAGCCAAGAATTCTGACAAGCCAACATATAAGCTAAACAAGATTCGCAAGATTCAGAGTCTTGGTTTAGACATTGTTGTGCGTAAAGTTGAAGAAAACGTAAGCCATGAGCAAGCTAAAGAACTTGAATGTTTTTTAATTGCTGAGATGCGTGAGTTTGGTATTGACTTAACAAACGCAACTGATGGTGGCGATGGTCGTGCAGGGTATACACCAAGCACTGAAACGATTTTAAAAATGCGTCACGATTGGACTGATAAACAAAAACAAAAAATCAGTGAGTCGCTGAAAGGTAAAAGTAATCCTTGTTCTGAACAGCGTAGACAAGCCATTATTGCAGGTACAACCGGCGTAAAGAAATCAACAACAATAAATATGCGTAAGCCAAAGCGTAAAGACCAATGCCCACATTGCGGCACATGGGCTAGTGGCGGCAACTTAGTTAAGTGGCATTTAGATAACTGCAAACAGAAGGAGGCTTCATGCCACTGATGCAAACAAGCGGCAACGTAACAGCAGACGCTTATGCTGGAGGTGTTGCTTTAAAAGCCAATTATATTGAGGATGTTTTTGTCACGTGGTTAAGCACAGGAACAGGAACAACACGAACAGTAACTGGCCCTGACATGACAACGGGTGGTCTAAGTATTACCAAATCACGTAGCGCGGCTACAGGTTGGCATTTTGTAGATACTGTCCGTGGCGCTGGGAATTCTTTGTCTAGCAACACTACAGCAGCTAATGCAAGTGAATCAACAGGCGTTACAGCGTTTACATCTACAGGGACATCTATTGGCGCTGCTGCTGAATACAATACAAGTGGTGCAACATACGTTGACTACCTAATAAAAAAGCAGCCTAAGTTCTTTGATGTGGTGACTTATACGGGGACAAACTCAAGTGTAAATATTGCTCATAACTTAGGATGCCAACCCGGTGCTCTTATTGTTAAAAGAACTGATGGTACGGGACAGTGGTTCGTATTTGTTAGAGATGGAACAAGTGGTAGTAATTTTACATATTCTGAATTTATTTCAACAGGCGCATTAAACAATACTGCTGCTGCTGATGGGACGGGTTTTGGTTTACAAAGCCTCGGACGTATAACACCCACTACATTTAATCCATATAATTTATCATCAACTAATGCAGGTGGCATTACAGACATGGATATATCGGGTGCAACCTACGTAGCCTACCTATTCGCCCACAACGCAGGAGGCTTTGGAGCCACTGGGACGGACAATGTGATTTCTTGTGGGAGCTATACGGGAACAGGCGCAATAGGCAACACAATTACAGTAGGGTATGAGCCTCAGTGGGTGATGATTAAAGCGTCATCAGGTACAAGTGCAGCATCTCAAGACTGGTACATTTACGATGTTATGCGTGGAATGCCTGTTGGAGATGCCATTAACGACAACCGATTGATGGCTAACTTGTCAAGCGCGGAGGCAAGCTATCCTGAAATTGGCCCAACAGCTACAGGGTTTGTTTGCGAAGCTACAGGCGCTCGTTTAAATGAGAGTGGAACAACCTACATCTACATAGCCATACGCCGTGGCCCTATGAAGGTTCCTACGGATGCGACTAAGGTTTTTACGCCAGTCAGCACAACACCCAATGCTAATAATTACCCTGTTTCTACAGGAAATCTTGTTGATATGCTTTGGTCACAAGCACTAACTTCTGTTGGTGGCGATAATGAATCTTATGCCTTTGACAGATTGCGGGGTTCCTCTGTCAGTTCTCAACCATTTTTGAAACTAAGTTCAACTGGTGCAGAAACAACGCAAGCGGGACAAGGAATCGGTATATCTCAAAACACAGGCTATATCGACAACTGGTTTTATTGGAATTATGGCGTTGGTAGAGCAATTGGGAATTGGGCTTTTTCACGCGCTCCATCGTTTTTTGATGAGGTTTGCTATACGGGGACGGGAAGTGGAACCGTAATAACGCACAATTTAGGTGTTGCTCCTGAGTTAATAATCACAAAGAAACGAAGTGGAAGCTCAAATTGGGGGGCTTTTCATAGCTTTACGCCAACTCAAAATATGTACAACTATTTGGATTCAGCGGGTGCTGGATTTAATGCAGCCTATGGAACAGCATCTCGTGCATTTCAGTCACAGCCAACTTCATCACAGTATGTAACAGGCGGTCAAGATCAAATTGATACATCGGGTCAAACTTACGTTAATTACCTTTTCGCAACCTGCCCCGGAGTGAGCAAAGTAGGCAGCTACACAGGCAACGGAACTACCCAAACTATAAACTGTGGGTTTACAGGTGGGGCGAGGTTTGTTCTCATCAAGCGTACAGACGCAACAGGCGATTGGTACGTCTACGACACAGCCCGTGGTATGACTACATTGACAGACCCATATTTGCTTTTAAATACTCAATCTTCTCAAGTCGCTACGCTTGGCTCTGTGACTACAGTAACAACAGGCTTTGCTCTTAATTCAGCTATTACCGCAGCAATCAATGTAAATGCTGGCACTTACATCTTCTTGGCAATCGCATAAGGAACATCATGGAAATCAGAACATCTACCGGCCAAGTCATGTTTGAGAGCGAATATCGCGCTTATCTATTGGCAAACAACGGCCCATCATTTGAAACGCTTACGCCTGAAATCATGGCTGAACTAGGCATTGATCCTGTACTAGAAGGCCCACAAGCCACCACAGTACCGCCATACCAATACAGCCAGCGTTCAGGGGTTGAGCAGATTGGTGAGCAGTGGTTCACAAAGTACATTGCTGGCCCAATCTTCATAGACCGCGCTGCAACTGAAACAGAAGCTGCTCAAACTGCTGCTGAACAAGAAGCTGCATACAAAGCTCAGAAGGATGCTGAACAGGCTACGTCAGTACGCACAGACCGCACCAAGCGTTTGTCTGAATGTGATTGGACTCAGATTGCCGACAGTACTGCTGACAAGGCTGCATGGGCTACTTATCGTCAAGCATTGCGTGACATAACTACACAGTCCGGATTTCCTTGGGCTATTGTTTGGCCGACAAATCCGTAATAGAATGCTTCAAACTGTACTGATGCAGAACATCAGGGAATCTTAGGATTCAATTAAATGACTGAAGAAGTCCAAGCCCTAGCGGAAGTAGACTCCGCGCCAACCACGGATGTGACGGCCACACCTGAAGTTGTTGATAGTACGCCGGAAGTAGCTGAAGTTAAATCGTTCTCGCAAGAGGAACTTGACGCAGCTATAGGAAAACGCCTCGCAAGAGAGCAACGTAAGTGGGAACGAGAACAAGTACAGCGTCAGTCTGAACAACAGACGCTAAGAGCAGCCCCGACAGCCACCGCTGATCAGTTTGAGTCTACTGAAGCTTATGCAGACGCATTGGCATTTCAGAAAGCCGAAGAACTAATCGCCAAGCGTGACGCCGCCAAGCAGCAATCACAAGTTCTTGAGAGCTATCACGATCTTGAGGAAGAAGCGCGGAGTAAATACTGTCTCTTATACACATCTGACGCTGCCGACGA